GCCGTATACTTGAAGAAATGGTACAGACTGTATAAACTCAAATGGGTCTATCTCAGTTTCTAGAGACGTAATAGCAATAACAAAATCTATGGCCAATTGGCCTAAGGTTCTTTATTACTTTTATCAATCACCCTATCGCGAGATTCAATAAAAAGTTTGTGAACAGTCTTCACTGCAATCCATCGGGCATAAGCCTTTTGGATTACAGGTCGAACGTTCCATTCTTTTTTAGTCCATTTGGCTACGTAATCATAAAGTACATTACCTAGATCCAAACGACCATTGAAATACGCTAAGAGTGAGGTTGCTAACTTAAGTTTTGGTTGAAAGCTCAAGAATTTATTCTTAGGCCAACCTCCTAATTTAAGATAGTAACTCTCTAAAGACTGATCGACATTAACGTCCCAACTTTTGTTCCAAAGCTCCTGTAGGATAATACCTACAGACTCGATTGGAGAATTTCTTCTCTCGTAAAGAGCTGCTATGGGAAAAGGAGAAACATTCTTGCCGTGGAGTATGATTTGCTTTGCAAATTCATATCCATAAGGACTCACATGAGTCTTTTCCGGTGAGAATGGAACGTCCCACAATAAAAGTATATCTTTATATGCTTTAGCGACTTTATCGTCACAAATGACGATATCGTCTCCTAATAACATATAAGGACAGGTCTCCCATTTTACCTTAGCTTGCAAGCAAGCTAGGTATACCACAAAGTGGTGACAGACCGCAAATGTTGACCATGAAGAGTACATCCCCATAGGATTACCAGTGGCATATGTTAATTGGACTTTCGTCTTCTTAACATTGTCATAGTAATCAAATGGATGATATACCATTACATGTTTCCAACAATTTGCATACTTTTGACCAAATAAAATCTTAAGCATGATGTATTCCATCCTTAGTGGAAATCGATCTGTAGCACTAGACAAGTCTATGCTATGGAAAGATGACCCTTCGGTTGGTTTCAACTTGCCTAACCATTTTGATTGGTTGTGGG